GGAACTGTCCAAACTTTTAGCGTCGCCCATCAAATCTTTTAATTTCTGTTGCAGGGCCTCAAGTTTTCCTGATATTTCACCGGCCACATGGGCAAAAGTGTCACCGACCTGGACCCAAACCGCACCCAATTGACCAGTGGTATCGTTCAATCCTTGCGATTGGGTGGCCAGGGCCTCTAACTTCGATTTATATTCTTCAACCTGGGTTTCAAGGGCCTTTTTCTTTGCCTCAAGCTCTTCCTTGTGTTTACGTTCCAGCTCTAGTATTTTTTCGCCAACTTCCTTGGTTTCGGTGGCTTTTTGGTTTATCTGGTCCTGTTTTGAGATTATTTCGTCTTTTTGTTCGCCTTCGCCCTCATAAATAGCTTTTAACTTTTCATACTCCTGGGCATATTTAGAAATATCCATGGCCCTGCCGCCACGGGACACCCTATCATAATATTCATAAATTTGACGGGCACGTTCAACCTCTTCTTGAGAAACTATCTTTGTCTCAGCAATCCCAGAAGTCGGCAGAGAACGAATGAGGTCAGCAGCCCGCTGTAATGCCGCCAACTGTCCGCCCCAATCCCCCGCTTTTGCCGCTTCTTCTGCCGCCACTTTATATTCATTAATCTGGGCAATTAAATCATCATACGCGGCCCCCTCGGTCATACCCTCACGGAAAATACCTCTAAGTTCATCGGCAAGATTGCGTTCTTTTTCGAGAATCTGGGCGTTCTCTTTTTCCAATTCCTCTGATACCTTGGCGTACTCATTGATAATGGAGTCAATCGCAATGGAAAAACTATCAGCGACATTGCCCATGGTGGTACTTACCTTAGCAAATTCATTGGACGGGTCAATCTTAAGCAGACGGTTTAAACTCATTTCCGCCTTACTGGTGTCCACATCAATTTTCGGTTTATTGCCGCTCAATTTGTCTTCAATACTTCTTTTCAATTCATCGATGCGGGCCTGGACCTTGGCTTCATCGAATTCAAATTCATATTTTTTCATAAAGTCAGGGTTACCCAGATCGCTAAACATATCTTTAATCTTCTGTGCCTGACTTATCATGCCGAATGGGTTATCCGGGAGAATATCCGGCTTCATTTGGTCAATTTGTTGCTGTAACTTGGTAATTTCAAGAAGCTCCGATCGAACAAGAGCATATTTAGACATGTCAAAATTTTCAGTGTCAATTATGCCCTGGCCCCAATCAGTGGCTGATGTTGCCCCCTTCATCAAATCGTATGCAGATATTACGTTGTTTACTATCTCGACTAAACCACTCAGTGCAGAACCGGCCATGCTGGCGTATTGTCCCATTTCCATAAAAAATTGGTAAACCATTTCCGGGTTTTCCGCGATCTTTTTCATGGAATCGGCTATTTTCTTTGACAATTCATCGATAACGGCCATGCCCTCTGCGCTAGTCCGAAACTCCTTCATGGAATTGGCAACAGAGTTGATCATGTTGGAGATGCTTTTGAACGAACCGTTGCCATCTCCAATGTCTTTCAACAAAAGAATCCACTCGTTCCTGGCATGAGCAATAGATCCCTGGAATGTTTCCATCCGCTTTGCGGCTGAGCCGGTATGGAGTTTCTCAAGGCCCTCGACCAAAGCAGGAATACCAAGGTCACTGGACAGTTGGCCCTTGGCAATTTTCTTGGTCATTTCCAAAATGGACATATCCAATTCAGAGGCCATGGCCCGAATGGCGGTGGGGACCTGCTCCGCAAATTGTCTGCGTAATTCCTCCATGGAAATTACGCCTTTACCGGCCATCTGCTGCATGGCGATAGTAACCAGCTTTAATTGTTCATCGGTACCGCCAAATGCCGCTACAGAATCAACCAGGGACTCCAGGACACGTTCAGTATCCTGGATTCCGGCTGTCCGCAATTTTACAAAGGAATCGGTAAGAACGGCAATACTGTAAGGGGCTTTCTGGGCCAGATCAACGATGTAGGCGAACGCATCTTTGCCGCTTTGGACAGAGCCGGTGGCATTCTCCAACATTACGATAGTTTGCTCAATCGTGGAGTTGATGCCGGTAAAAGCGGTCACAATGGCAGCAGCGCCAGAGGCCAGGGAACTGGTGAGAGACGATACTTGTCTACCTATTTCAGAAATGCCCAAATACGTCAACCATTTGTTACTAACCGGAGTAGCAAGTGTGCTGAACTGTTTTTTCAGCTTTTCAGCTTTTTGAGACGTACTATCAAATTGCCGGTTAATTCTCCCCAGCTCCGACACCGCATTTGATTTTACACTCAGCTCAAGAGTTGCCATCCGTTTTTTCCTTTATAAATCCCAAAACTTTACGAAAAAATGATCTAACTGACAAAGACAGCCCCAATTTGTCTTCATCGGCCACTTCAAAATAGGTAGTCATGGCATGGCCAACGGCTACATCGTTTAAAGCTACCGGCCCGGAAAATCCCATCACCATCTGATCTTGACAAGTTAAATATAGCTCAATTACCGGGATATTAAATTTGTGAGTTAAAGGCCGACACGCTTGACAAGGGGCATTTTCCTTGCCCCCATATAGTTCTATACACAATTCACAATCTGCGTAAGCGAACCAGCGAGCCAGCTCTATCAGTTTTTTGAGGCCGCCCCCATTTCTTCCGCTATTTCTTCCCTGTGTTTAGTGTGTTCCTGCTCCACCCACTCCAAAAACCGTGTTTCCTTGCCCCCGATACGGATAGAATATTTGGCCGCCCTGTCAATATCTTTGGGGAACCGCAACTCTTCACCCTTTTCGTTAAAAAAATTGCCCCATCCGGTTAAGCATTTCCTGGCTACCAGATTGGCGCGGCTGTAGGAGTTCACCGATACCGTCACCCCCCCATCACCAGTAAACGCCATGTCAGATGACTTGGCCTCGATCCCGGCGAGATCTTCAAGCGACAGGGCTTTTATATTAATATATCCCCCATCTTCATCACCGGGAACTTCGACCCGTTTGATCTTATCCAATGTAAGTCTCATTATTTCTCCAAGTGGTGGTTGTAAAATCCCCCCTCGCCCTTTGCCAACCACCACAGGAGGCAATCCGGGTCCGGGGGGAAAGTTAAATTAACAGTCAGTAGCGTCAGTATAACCGAGAACGACCAACGGGGTTGCACCATGCACAGCGGTGGTGGCCCCGCCAGAGAAATCAGCGGTAAGAGAAGCCTCATCGCCAACATCTGCTGTAAGGACAATGGCTCCAGCAATAACTGATTCCGCCTTAAAGTACATCGGGGCGGTTTTTCCGGGGATATTGTCAATGATCAAGGTATCCCCTACCTCGAATCCCTTTGTAACGAAATCAGAAGAGGCAGAGGCCAAAGTGCGCGTTGAAGCGGTGTAGGTGAGGTCGGTACCCACTTTATGGGCCACAAACAAAACAAATGCCCCGCCCGGCATATAACTGAGAGAGCCGGTAAAAATGCCGTTGGGGCTATCCACTTTGGGATCACTCATCGACCCGACATAAAGACCGGCGGCGGCGTCGCTGATCAGGTCGGGGGCAGAAAAATCGCAGCCCTGCTTTACATACAGCCGGATGTCCGCAATTTTGGTGCTGTTGATAGCGGCGTCGCGGAACTCTTCCAGGGACCCATCGCCGGGGATAAAATTATAGTTGATCTGGGTTTCCTCGTAGGTTCCACCAGACGGAATTACCAGGGCGATGCGCCGACCCATCTCAGAAATTTTCTGTGTCTCCATGGTAAAACCGAGACAAAGACCCATGCCCTGCAGGCCGCGCACCATCTTCTCAGTGGCTGTGGCCGGATGAAGAATTACGGCAGCGTTCTGACCGGCGACAAAATTAACGGGACTTACTTTAAGTGCCATAGTGGGTTACCTCCCTAACAGGCGTTTATGATGTTTACCCCGTACAGATACCAGTACGGGATTACAAAGTTATGCCGATAAAGGTCGGCCCCTTCCAACTTACCAACCGAACTAAACTCCGGTTCTTCAAACGAAACTCCGACAATACATTCGGGAATTAAAATGGCAGCCAGCCGAGAAGCTATTTGTTTGGCTTTATTGGTGCCCGCCCCATACTTAGTGTCAATATCTATAATCAAACTGCCATGTACCAATCTGGTGTTGGAGCCCATTTCAAATGGCTCAGATGATACATCAGCCTCCGATATCATGATTCTTTCACCTTCCGGGGGTTTAGTATTCTCATAAACCACCGCAACAATGGTGAAATTGGTTTTTATATACGCCTCAATGGCCGCACGAAAGCTGGTATAATCAATCATTTGATAGACCCCAATAACCTATTTAGTTCATTCTCTATTTTTATTTTTGCTTTCAGCAGAGCGTGTGAGGGGGTTCTGTTTCCCGGCCCCTCTCCATTTTCAACATATGAGGAATAAGGTACATTGTTAAACAGATAAAACCTTTTGTCCTTGGTTATTCTAAAACTAAAATCCGGTACCTGTGGTTTTGACCTTTTCCCCGGCCTTGGTACATAAGACGATCGACGATCTCTGGACAGCCTCCAAGAATGGCGCAAAAGACCGGTATCAACAGGAGTGCTTGCCACGGCTGTTTTCCAACCCGCTTTTGCCGCACGGGTAACAGCATCGCTGGCCTTGGCCCCGAGCGCTTTTAACTCGGCCCGGACTTGCTGTGTAAAGTTTGTTCCGGCCATTAGATAATCTTCTCCGTTCCCAACATATACCGGGATTTGTACTGGTCGTACCGAACCCCGACAACTCTAAAACTTTCCCCATCCGGATTAACTATGACATCTTTGTTTTCTGGTATTATATCTTCCAAATCCAGGCTAGAAACAGTAAAAATAGTGCTACCTTTATACATTTCTTTTTCAAAAGTGTTTTTGGCATCCTCCTGGGTCATGTCCACCAAAAAATTGTCGTCATACACCGAGGTTACCGCGCCAGTGGAAGTGTTATATGACTCACTGATAAATTTTTTAAATATATGGGTCCCGGCTGTAAATTTTCTGATTAACCGTTGCGCCAGAGCAGGGAATTTAACGCTGTACATGGCCTTATACCCGTGTTAAGGTGACTTCGCCAGAGGTTTTGGTACATAAAGTTCCCATCAACACGTCCGGATACCCCAGAGATCTCCTGGTGGCATATAACGGAACCGACCCGGAATATTCAAATTCTTCCTCCAGGCTACCGACTTTGCTGCGTTCCCTTTTAATTTTACCCTTGTCAGTATCGGCAGAAGAAACATCACCAAACAAGTTGCCGGACATATCGGCGGCAGCATAATAGGCAACGGCCTCCTTAATATCGGCAGGGACAAGCAGGGAATCAGTCCAGTCCACATCAACACAGGTCCACTGGGTCTGGGCGTAGACTGATGCCTTGGTTATGTGACTCAGCTTCAGGGCATTAGATAATGCTACCCAATCGGTAAACTGGGCCAATATAACATCTGCCTCTGCAAGGGTGATAACGGATTTATTCATTGTTATGCTCCAACAAATCTTTCTGCCTGAATTTTATTGGCAACGGAAAGTGGTGTTTTATAAATTAACGTCCCTATTGGGCCGACTATAACCTGATCCGTGTTGACGAACGTGGCGAGGTCCACGGCAGCGTTGTTCGTCAAGCTAGGGATCGCCTGAAACTCCGGGCCGAGCGGTGCAGTGATGGTGATATTTGGGTAGGCTGTGCCTACGGTTACTGGTGCGTCTAGGCCGAGAGGGCCAGGATATTGTATTGGTGTGCGTATCATATTATTAACTAGATCCTCAATGAAACATCATGTTATGTTCAGAACTTCAATTATTGCGGTTGGTAATAGTTTCTTATCATGCGCTGATCATGGGAATGTTAATTCTACACCAACATTCCCAGACGTTAGATAATTATCTGGAAGCGTGTCGTATTGAGCAGCAACAGACTCAAAAATATTATTTGTAACCGCGATATGATTATGCGCTGTGGCAGGATTTGTCACCGCCAGGAGTTTTGCATAATTCCTGAATTTATTGTTATCAATATATAGATAGCTGACAGTGGTGGTGCTCAGTGTAATGGCTGAACCATTGTTTCCTACAAAACAATTGTTTCTTATCGCATTCCTGGTGCCACCGCGCATAGAGAGTGCCTGCGTTCCGGTTTGCAGAAAAGTATTGCCCTCGAAAAGACAATCTGACACGCCTTCGTTGACTTCGATGTACCCTTTGCGAAACTGATTCCCCGGCCCTATCTGGTGCTTTTGGCTTCCCGATCCAGCATTCAGGAGACGAATGCTAACGGCATTCCCTGAATTAAATATGTTTGATGTTATTACAACCCCGCCTTTTGCGTTGTAACTGTCCCCGATTATGATCGCAGCAGCACCGGCAGTGTCTTCAAAAACATTTCCATGTATGACGGTATCCCAAGGGTAATCACAATAGATAAAATAATAATTAGCTACCCCGCCAAGGAAAAGATTATTTACCACGCGATTACCGTACTGAGTTGAGCTGCCAGTCAGTCCGACTGGGGTAATGCAGTTTTGAAAAATACAATCCGCTATTGTTGATCTATAAGCATTCGAGAGATCAATAATCGCCCCACCATTGGTTCCAACGGCAATTAATCCTGTTATATTTTCCGCGACGATGCCTGTGATTGTGTGTCCAAAAGTGTTCGGTGCTCCATGGATTAAAAATCCCTTGCCTCTGGTATTTGCTGCATCGGCAATCGTCCACCGATGGTTTTTGATAGTGATTTTATTTGCCTTTAGATCAATTACCCCCGTATCGCCTAAATACCCAACATTCGATAGGGTTCCGGTGTAAACAAAATTTGTTTCATAACCTACCCCTTCAATTGTTGTTCCGTTAATCGTGATATCTATGTGAGGGTCAGTGGCAAATGTTGCATCACCGAAATACCACACCCCCGCGCCGCAAATTATATGTGGAACAACGCCTACGCTGTACGGTGCTCCAGAGCGGGTGGCTAATTTAATTGCCGAGGTGACGGTTAGATGTGTACCATCTGTCAGGGACTCAACTACGTAATCATTCCAACCCCCGCCATCGTCCTTAACGCCTAATTGTATATGTGCGCCAGACCATACATTATCGCTATTCCACGTCCCACCAGTTAAAGTTACAGTTCGTTGATTTTGTGTCCATGCAACTGTTCCTGAACTATACGCCTGGAATTGAGTTAGCGCCCAGGCAACTGACCCCACAGTGGTTGCATCGGTATGAGTGGTTATTGCTGGGTCGGCCAAGAGAGCTATTAATGCAATTCGACCATCAGAGTCTAAATGCTTCGTGCCATGATTACCGCTGATTGATTCGGTGTTTGCCAATATTCCTGAATCTACCCAGCCCGCAACACCAGTGCTGCTTTGTCCAAACAATTTCGCGCCGTATGTGGAAATTGCACTTCCGGTGGTATCTATATTTGGCATATCATGTACCTATATTTAAGATTTCAGAGTCTACTGACAAGGCTTCCCCGCTTATCATTAGCGGATCATATCCGACAGACCATGAAGCAGATTCCCCGGTAGAGCCAAGTATGGCAGGGATTCTCCACCCTGCACCGATAATCGTATCGTGGGTTTCCTCCAGCCATTGACTTGTTCCATCAGCAATCGTGAACCCAGCATCATTCGCCCAGTTCGTCCCAGTGCCATCCACCCGCTCAGTGATCGCAGTATCAGTCAGGTACAGCGTGTTCCCTTCTCCGCTCGCATCCAGCTCAAACGTGCCTCCAACATTGATCCCCGGCCAATATGCCCATAACACTCCTGCCCGATGCACGTAGATATCCCAACATGCTGCACTAATGGTCAACGTGCCGTCAACTGAGCAGGTCGGAGCCGTGCCGCTTGAGGTTATGGTGTCCGTTGTCAACAGGCCTGTCACCGCGCCAGTTCCGGCAGTGGTGAACAGCGAGCCTTTTACTTGGGGAGTCGATGATCCGAGCGGGCGGTAGGCTTGGAGGCGACCGTCTTGGATGTCTCGTTTGTACCAGGCCAACAAGTTTAAGTAATCTGGAAGAAAGCCAGATTTTTTCTTTTTCCGTAAACGGTATAAGGCAATGGCCAGGGACCTGGGCGAATACCATTTAGTTTTTATTTTGGGCCGAGTTATCATTTTATCCTTCCCTTAAAAAACGGTGCCCTTCAATTTCTGTTATAAACGTCATACTGGGTGCCCAATATGGGGGCTTGTGACCAACCATGCCGCCAATGGCGTAATAGTGAGTTGCCCCTTGCAACGTATCCCCGGCACTCCACTCCCTAATTGCTTTCTGCACTACCTCATGTATTTCAATAAATTTCGGTATATTTTTGATGTGCAAAAGTTTGGAAGTTAAACCGTCATTGTAACAAGAGAATTGCTTTCGTGAACGAACAACATCTTTAACCGACCAATTGTTTCTGTGCGCACGATTTAAAATTACCTTAACTACTGCCTTCTGGCCAGTTACACTTTCTCCCCTAGCTTCGTAGTAAACAGTTAGACATAGCCAAAAAACAGTTTCAATTATGTTTGTCATGGCAGCGGAACCTTGAATGAGTCTTTAATCTTAACGATGAACCCAGCAAACATGCTCCCAACAGCAGCTGTAATAAACAGTACCAGTATTGTTCTACCGGCCAAACTTGCCGAGTTGTCCATGACTTTAATAATTCGCTCACAAAATTCTATTGCTCGCTCCATCTTGTCCGGATCAATACGACCAAATCGACAAGCGGTGATGTGGTCGTTGGCCCGTTGATGCAGGGCGTTGGCCAGAGCCTCAATGTCCTCATCGGTCAACGTCCGAGTACGGCGCTCTATGATGTGGGTACTGTTATTGCCACGCCCATGTAAATCCATCAGCTGCCCTCATCCCAACTACTTTGTCAAGTAAATCCGGTTATTTTGTTTATGTACAAGAAAATTTGGGTTATTTAATCACGGAGCCCTCAGCACTGGTCTTTCTTTTGATGGGTATAGACTATCTGCACCTTTCCATTTTACACCAAGATACCACCACCCCGCCCGCACTTTCCACATTCCGTCTTCTATAAGAATACGCTTCATTAATTTGTCCGCATATGCCTTGTACGCGTAGTCAATATGGCCATTTCTAATCAGCCAATAAATGGCGTCGTGGACAAAAGGGCCACGTATCGTACTTCTGGTATCAACAGTTGGTCCACTAGATCCGTCCGAAGCATATCCACACTTTAGGGTCAGCAGACCCTCCTCTGTCAGCTTAATATAGCTCGTATCAACAACGTATCCCGTAATTTCAGTAAGGATACAGTAATCTTTAGCGAGTTGATATTTAAATCCGTCTCTATATTCTAACCAAGGATGGGTTGCTTTGGTGTCCATAGTTAATTATTATAGTACACAGTTACTTGCTTGCTTGAGTCACCGAAAGGAGCATGGAGATAGATACCACCATGACTGGTTCCTGTATCAGAATCCCCATCGCCATTAGGACCTATACCAGGCTTGAATACAAATCCATACATAGGTGCTTTACTATTCCTACTACAAGATTCCTGGTCTCTACAGTTCTTAGATGTGTTATTAACTGTAAAAGATTTTCCAGATGAGAATACAAACTTAATAGGCTGCCCGAAGTCTGGCCCCTTCTTAGGAATCCTCCATGCCTGCCGGCCACCGTTACGGATACCATAACTGGTATAGGTCGAATTGAATTTGTAATCACCAGTTACTATAGGCGGAGGAGTTGTTTTAGTTTCACTTGTAGCAGTCCAGGTCTTTCCATCACTAGTAATAATCACGAACTTGAGCGGTCTGGAATATTGCTCACCAGACTTGCTAAGCAGAAATACCGAGGCTCCTTTATATGAACGTCCGAGCCTAGCTAATTCACCATTAACCGATACAGTTTTGACCGTACCATCAGGAATCGTTCTAAATAAAATTGCAGCATTGCCATTCGCCTGATCAGCAGAATTTTCAAATGTGATCTTGTGTGGAAATACTAATTCAGTCGGAGGGGTAACGACTCCACCGTCCAGACATTTTTGTACACAAAGTTCGGTATCCGTCGCTGGCCAGGAATAGACCGGAATAGATAGGAGTAAAGCGGCAAGGATCGGCAAGGATCGGTTCATCAATCTACCTCTTCAACGTCGCCCGTGTCAGTCGGTACAACATTGGCGTCGTTGTCTTCCAATGCTTCCGTCTCGGTTATCTCGTCATCTCCGCCAATCATATCCGTGATCCTGTCAACGATACTGCTCGCCTTGCCCCCAATAGCGTCCTGTGCGGCCTTAACCAAGGGGGATAAATCCGCTTGTGGCATCTGGCTCGTCCCGGTGGTGTTCTGCGCGCCGCTGGCATCGATTGTAGTATCCGATCCTGAGTAGATGGTGATTTCCGTCGTCCGCTTATTGTAAGCGCAACCGCCAGTTACCATCGCCGCCAAAAGGATAACCAATAGTGCTCCGTGCATTTTCTTATCTCCCATCATTTGTTTTGTTGAAAGCCCACGGGGCCAGCAACCGGCCATCCTTATCAAACGCATACGGGGCGGAGTGGGGGCTCTCGGTACCGTCAGCGAACAATGCAGTCAGTGTGAAGACTGTGACCTTCTGGGTCAAATTGACATCGCAATCCATGTCCTGCGCAGACGGCACGAGAGTTACACATACCGGTTTCCCCTCTTGGTACAGACGGAATCAACTTACCGCCGGACTCATTGGCGGGGTATATCCCCATGTTACGTGAATGCTAGTAGCCAATGCCGATACTGGAAATATCAACGAAAATAATACAACCGCCGCCTTGAGCATCAATTGCGCTTAAACTGGCCAGGGCTGGCGAGTAGCCTGACGGTGTTGCTCGGGCCTGAATACTCTATGTTTAGCGGGTCGGATGCGTTGAGCGCTTTGATATAGAACCTGTTTATCGTCCCCGTGTCATAGGTAATTGTCCCAGTCGCAAATCGTGCCGTTTTCGGGATGTTCGAAATGACCGCCTTTTCCGCCCCGGCACCAACAAGCTGGTAAATCTCGAATCCAGTGATCTCAGCCTCAGCTTCTGCAGTGTATGTCCACCCAAATGTCTCGGATTTGGTGATTGTGCCCGCCAACACAAAGACTGGGATCAAACAAACCACCAAAACCGCCAGCAGAACCACAATTGTTCTGTTGATCATATTAACTATTCTCCCCAGCTTTCGCCAATGCCTCTTTCAAATTCATTCCGGATGCTACAAGATTGCATACTTGCAAAGATGCGGGCTGTTTAACCATTTCCTCCACAACTGTTTCAGGGTCAGGTAGGTCTGTACCCATTTCGGGATCAGGATCCACAACATTTGCATCCATTTCGGGATCTTGAATGTTTTCATCCTCTTTCACCACTTTTTCCTTTACCACTTTTCCCTTTACCATAGTTTCACCAAAACCCCCGGAGAGTTAAACCTCCGGGGGTTTATCCTGTTTTAAGGTTTATCGGTATTAGCCGTTGGTCTGAATAATGGCCATGCCGATATTCTTACGAGCCATGACACGATTCCAGTTGGCAGCAAGGGCAAGTTCTGCCAGAGTGGCGGACTGACCGGCGACATTGGCCGACAAGAACGAGAACCCGTGAGGATGGATAATATCAGCCTTACGAGTGTGGAGAATGTCCTGGCCTCCGCCGTAACCGGCATTGGGAACCCGCTCAAGCTCGGATGGCAGAAGAACATTGCCAGTACCGTACTCAATCGCGCCCCGAGCGAACAGAACCGAGGTGTATGTAACCCGATTGGCCCCGGCAACAGCGGACATGCCATCATCGACAATAACAACATAACCCAAATAAGTGGGGATATTCACTTCGCCACGGGCGTTGGGAATATAATCGATGAGATTCAGTTTCTGCAGAGTGGTATATACCACCGAATGCATCGCAATAGCCACAAGAGCGTTTTTAGCGTCACCCATGGTCTGGGCAGCGTCAAGAACTACATCAGCGGAAATCATATCAGCGGCCAGAATCGGCGGAACCGCATCGGTGGCCACATCTTTCACCATATCACCGGCGTCATTGGCAACGTTGTCGGCCAGCAGACCCATTACGGATTGAATTACGCGTTTCTGCCGCTGGGTTGCCCACCAACCACCGATTTTGGCGGTGATAGCGGCCAGAGGATCAGTTAGGGCCAGCTCGCGAGCCAGATCCATGGTCGACCAGGATTTGTGCATATCGGCCCGACGATAAATCATCTTGGCGCCACTGATATTGGCCGGGGTTGCCGTATGGGTGGGGTCGTCGTCAATGTAATCCGGCTCACCAGTGGTGGCCAGGGGGGCAAAGAAAGGCATCTCGCCAATATTGCCGCCGATCGCAGCCATGTTGCTGATCACGGGGTTTTCAACCATTACCCCGGACTGTACGAACAAGTTTTTCTCGGTTGCGGCCTCATCGACTGCCGCGTCAAAAACCAACGGAACGTATACGTCGGTAATTTGGGTAGTTGCCATTTTATTTACTCCTTGAATTTGTGTTTGGCGAGATAGCCTTTGGCAACCGTCTTAAACGGCTTTCTCTCAAATTTGTTTCTGCTTTAGCCTGTTGTAAAGATCAATGTTCGTTTTGGCAAGCTTTGCCTGCTCAGTAAGATTGTAATGCGGGGATTTCTTATCGAAGAATTTCGCCCAAGACGATTCACTTTCGCCCGCGCCACCATTTGCGCCACCACCAGAATTTCCGGAAGCCACGAAATGCTTACCAATATCCGACGTTGCCCATTCCTTTACAAAATCGTTTACTGTTTTGTCGCCAACTTTGGCATTGCCGGTATCGTCTACTGCCACATCCGCCATGATGTTGTCTACGGCGATATTCATCAAGGGACCAGGGATCGATAACTTGTTCTCAATGATAGCAGCCACGACTGAATTTTTCTTGACCATTGTGGTGATTTTGCTTTCCTTATCCTTGATTTTGCCGGTCAGGTCAGCAACCACAGTGTCTTTTTCAGCTTTCAGGGTTTCGTACAACTTCTTATACTCGCCCTTTTCCTCGTCACTTTTACTTTTCAAAGTTTCTAGCTCAGTTTTGGCAGCCAGCAGAGAGTCGATATCTAGGTCTTTGACCTTATCAACTATCTCTCCGGCCTTCTTCAATTTCCCTATGAGCTCAGTATTTTTATCCTTGAGCCCTTTGGTGGCCTCATCGATCTTTTTTTGAATTTCTGCTTCATCCATGATTTTTCTCCGTTGTGGTGGTTGTGTACTACGAGATACGACGATCTAACTTTGGTTCTGCATCCTCGGCTTTTGGAAGATCCGGGTCTTCTTCGGTTTCCCCTTCCGCCTTTTTTATTTTCTCCGTCTTCGCTACTTCGTCCGCAAGGCGTTTTTTCTGCTCTTCGGAAATTGCCTTAATTTCGTCATCAATAATTCGATCACCAGCCACAACATCCCCGCTCTTAAGAGTATCAAACAATGTCTCATAAGATATTGCCCCCTTAATCCAAGCAGTGACGTATGACAGCATGTCTGAACCAGTAAGGACTGCTGGCATGAAGTCAGAATTGATGTTAATTTTAACCTTTTCCGGGTCTTTATTGCTCCACCAGGACACTATCCGGATCATTTCCGTAATCTCTTTCGATAGAGCAGAAACTATCCCGGCCAGTGACGAGGTTTCGGCGTTGGAACGAATGGCGGCAGCAAGGGCGGATTCGTCATTGGACGATTTTTCCGGGGCCAAAATGCGGCTAGCCAGGATTACTATGGTTTCCACCGTAGTCTCCATGGCCTTTGCAATCTGCATCAGACCAGCTCCGGTAAATTCCAGCATACCACAGGTGCATCCATCGTCCAGAAACCACAATGTTGTGGGTCCGATCGATCGCGGGGAGTTTGGGTCATCCTTGCTCATACCCGTAATCCAAGGGGTCGGCAGCGCCACGTAATGCAAGCCATGTTTATAGTCGGCATCCTGCTGGTAATGATGAATGTTTTGATCGGCCACCGACAGCAGCGGGGGGTATTCGACAGTTATGCCGCCATGGATTTTAAACGGGATAAACTGTAGCGGCTCACTGCTGTGTTTCGGGTAGACCTCCGTGATTACGTTGCTGTCTTTATCAAACAGACGCTGCCGGTATAAACCGTCCACCAGATCCAGAACCCGATACTGGTATTCTTCCTCAGTATCAAATTCATCCGTATTGGGTTTGGCGATCTTTTCCCGCAGAACTACCATCGATAAAACTTCTATATTGTTAATTACTGAGGTCCGCCAATTGATGACGTCGTTTACACCGTAGAACAGCAGGCGGGGAAAAACATTTTTGCTAATTTCATCGGCCACAGTGATAACTTCCGTTACTTCCGGAAGGTCTACCAGGGTGCCGCAACGGCCATACATTAGGAAATGCTTGAGCAGGCTACCAACATAGTGATTGAGGTCGTTGCCCTTTCCGTCTACATTGGTGGACTCAAAACCGTTGATCTCCACCTGTTTCCGCATGACCATGCCGACAAAAGCCTCGATTGTCCGTTTGGTGAACATTACAAAGGCGGCGCGGGCTTTATATGCGTCATAGGCATCGTCAGACATGCCGGAAAGCCGTGACAAATACGTCTCGCCCTGGGCATGAACAACTTTTTCACATGCGCAGCAGTGGGTCATCTTCTCCCACTCCGATACCATCGCAAGATAGTCTTTATGTTTGGTATCTACTGGCATTTTGTGGCCTCCAAGGAACATATATTGCACAGGGGCACAGACTTGCACTCAGTACATTTTGCCATTGGCTCGTGTTTAAATAATCGGTCCAAGCATGTGTATAGCTGCTTCCCCTGTTCCATGGTCATTTTTACTGGTTTGCCATCAATAGGCACAGAAAAACACTTCGTCATACGCCTTCCAATTCAACTATTCCGGGACGTCCACCCCTGATCGGGAAACGATATACTATCGGGTAAGTTCCGGCGTCAACAATATCGTCAATTTTGCCATCTTTTACCGGCAGGCCCGTGTCGTCGTAAGTTTGGTGTTCCAGGGCCTCAGTTAACAGGGGGCATTTGTTGACATTCACGAAAACCCGCCTAAAACCATTGCCATTGCAAAAAGCGGCGTTGGAGGCGGTTACTCTATCCTTGATCGATGGATTCTTGCTATTTTTCTTTACCAGGAAACCGGCTGCTTTTAACAATGAAATATCAGACTTGGTAGCGTCCACAGATTTCTTGGCTTTTCCAGTGGCGTCAGGATAAGCAATGATTGGGTGATTGGGGTAAGTGGTTCTGACCCTGGCGATGGATTCTGGGGTATCTGCTGATGCGTGGAATTCGTTGACGGCATGGAGGGTGGGTTCTCCGCCAAGTTCTCGTTCAACATATGGTACGGCACAACCCCGTCCGACATTAAAATCGAATCCCACGTGCAAAGTTTCGCCACTCCTTACCTCTTCCGTGGAATTATTCAATTTTCTGTCAAAGTCTTTCCATACCTCATTGGCAGCGATGTTGACAAATTTCCCCAGCAAATAGGCGTCAATCATGGATTGTGGGTATTTGGCAACCATCGAGGAGATGTAATCGTCCGGCAAATTGGCTTGATTGGAATATGTACTCATCCGAATGAGTTCTGAACCGGCAATTGGGTTCTTTTCGAAATTATTGTACATATACTTGAAACCTTCCGGGGACGATATTGCGTATATTTGGTTTCGCTTATTCGGTATCTTCTGCCTTATCCGGGCCAAGAATTTATCTATAACCACCTCTGCCTGGGCCTCCGGGATTACATCCAGCTCGTCCAGGAATGCGTCCAGGATCGAGAAACCAATGATCGTTTCGGGTTTGGTCATGGACCGAAAGAAGATTTTCCCATACCCCGGCACCGATAATTGAGCATCGGCCTTATTAAGGGTATACCGCATGTTGGCAGAAATTAAGAACTCTTCCAGCAGGGGGTAGATAATGTCCCTGATCAATCCGTACGTTGGTGCTGAATAGGCGAGGTTGCAGCCTTTATACCTGAAGAAGGTATCCAGCATCTTCAAAGCTATTGTAAAAGTCTTTCCAGACCCGAGACCGGCAGCACAACCCACAAACTTGGACTGTGACGTGTATACTTTGGATTGTGGCTTAGACAGATTTACATTCATCGTCTGCCTCGGTATCCAAGAATACGTGGATCGGATTTGCAACGACCACGGGTTCCATGGTACTTAACCCGTAAAGCGGCAGTTCAAGTTTTGTGAGTTTTTCTCGGATCTTAACGAGGACATCCAGGGTATCGGCCATGGCGGCGATAGACATATCCCTGGCTTCAAGGTGAAATTTGGTAACGGTGAATTCCAGCAGGGAGTGGAGGCGGCGAATGGAAGCTTTGTTTGAGCTCTCAATGAATTTGTCGTCGGCCTCAACGGTGGGGTCGAAAGAATCGATTTGGGCGGCGAGATTTTTTACGGCAATGGGGCTGGACTGCCAACCGCGATCAGTGGCCAGGGCAGACAACTCGCCATATGCAATGCCGTGAAACTGCAGGGCGAGATCGAGCTCCTCCTGGGTTTCAGCATTGCGGTAAACGAGTTCTAATTCCCTGATGTTGATCGTGCTCATATTGGCAATTCGTCCTTTTTCTTTCATTATAACATAGCAGCAGGGGGTTTGTCAAGTTCCTCGTGTAAAATACGAAAAGGGGAACGGCAGACTGTGCCAAACACCAACACTGGGGACGGTGGGGGTGTGTTAGGCCCAAGGACCAATGGAATAGGCGAAAGGACTAAATTATTTATTGGAGGAAAACGCTTCTAGGGTAAAGGCCCCCCGGCCTCGAAACGGGGGGTGGGGGGTGCCCCCCCTGGGTATCCCACGGCGTGGTATGGAACGGAACGGAACAAGGTGAAACAAGGTGGAACAAGGTGAAACAAGGTGAAACGGCAGAAAAACACCACGCTGTGGTACACAGGGAGGGACAAAAGACACCACAACCGGTGGTGGTGCGGACAAAAGGGCACACAACAGGGAGCACCACGAAGAGACGCCGTCGTGGCACGGGGCTTGCAACAAAAAAAGGGAAGGGCAGCACAGGACCGGGGCCAGGGCGGCACCGGGGGCAAGGCCGCACACAGGCCCGAAAACCAACAGGAGAACCACCATGAAGAACCGCACTCCAGCAGAAGAACGAGCTTTCGCAAAAGCCTGGAAAAGTCTCCCTCAACCAACAATGAACGAAGACCACCGAGAATGGGAAACGCGGACAATTGAACAAGCCTCACAAGTTGCCTTTGGAGACAACAAACAAAGAACACGCAAATCAAAACAGCTTTTGTGGGCGCTCAAGTCTCTTGACTTCAACGCGAATTTTGAGCTTGCCCATTTTTGCTGGGTCCAGAAGAAAAAAACCATGAAAAGCATCTGAAGCCCAAACGGGAGGCCTCCGAGCCTCCCTCAACCAAACCACAGGAGAACCACCATGAAGAACCAGACCACCACCATCGTTGCAGGCAGCCACGTTTCCGTTGATGGCCAGATCGCCCTCGTTCTCTCCGCCAAGGCCGGATGGCTCACGCTTGAATTTCCGGACAAATCCACCACGAAAGCCCGCTCCGGCAAATGCGTCCTGCTGCCGATGCACGAGGCCATTGCTGAAACGCTGGAGGCCGAGAAACAGGCCCTCGCTCCCTCGCCGGAAGTCGAACCCTCTCAGGCCATCGAGCGTTCCTGGGCCAACGACGACCAGATCGAGGTTTTCTGCCCGGAATGCGAGCACGTTTGGACTCCGAAACGTCTCAATCTCTCGATCCAGTGCCCGAAATGCGGGGCTTGGGTCAAAGTTCGGATCAAAGCCGATCTCAGCCACTATTTTCGGGGTTTGGGAGTCACGCCCTCCGGCCACGACACGCTGGACATCGGAGATGGGACAGCGGACCTTCTCCGGGGTTTAACGGCAGCCGAAGCCATCGACGTAACAGCGGTTGAGCTGGTCAGGCTGGGCATCGAGACCATGTCGAAATCGTTCGTGAAAGCTTTCAGAAAAGCGATCGTCGGCGGGTCATGGTGCGAGAACAACCTCCGGTTTTTCCTGACCCAGCGATACGCAGACCGCAACAACGGCATGGTCCGGATGAACTGCGGAAACATCCTCCGGGCAGCACAAATCCGGGCAGAAGGCCAGAAATAGCGGATTCAGGGATCCGGGCCAATTCGGACGGATTCCTTGATCTGGTATTTGGACCAGGACCACCAACCACCACCAAAGGAGAAACACCATGAAATTTCAAGACTTTAACATCGGAGACATCCTCCTCATCACCCATAAATCGAAATCTGGCTATGATACCCGGATCGCCCAGGTAAGTGATATTAACTTTAGAAATAACGGCCTCGTCACTTATAACGGCTACTACTCCGGAATGGCTTTTCTCGAATCTGGCTCCGGGGCTTTTGATCCGCAGAATGTTGGTAAAAAACCTTTTGGAATTATTGCCGTATGTATCATCGACCATAAACCGACTTGGAATCAGACGTTTCAGGGACCGAAGCCAGGCAATCGTTCATATGATTTGATGTGCTAAAATTTTAACCGGGGCCGAAAGGCCCCGCCAGGAGAAACATCATGAAATACTTCATTCTAACGGCAGCAGGAATCCCGACGATCGTTTTTTTGATTGAAATCATCAAACTGGCACAAGCCATCCACTGAGAGGAACGGACCATGGCAAAGCAACCAACAGTACACGAGAGAATGGTAGCATTTTTACTGGCAAAAGGCGGGGTTGAGCAGGACAGCGGCTCCCGGAAGTACCGCAAATTCACCGTGCCCAGCGGCAGCGTTTACTGGGTCGGCAAAATGGGCGCATTGCGGAAAGGCCGGACAATCAGCAGCAGCTTTTCGGTTTCGCTCGACGCAAACAAATTCCTGGCCCAGCGGGGCTTTTAAATTCAACCGGGGCCGAAAGGCCCCCTATTTAGGAGACAGGACCATGGACAAGTTAACCAAGCGCGAATGTCATGTGTTTAACCGACCAGGGATCTGGGATTTGGTCGGCTGGGACAACAAAACACGCCAGTACCAATTGCGGAACGACGATGGCGAAACCATTCTGGTATTTCACAACGAATTTTGCCCTGTGTCTCTGGCTGGAGAGGATTTGGTCATGGCCTCCGAGGACGGTAGAATCCTTCCCACGACCGAGGCCATCGAAAACAAAATTGCAATAGCCCTGGAGAAGGCCTCCGAGGCCCCGCCCTTGTACGAGCCGAGGACCACGACCAAAAGGCCGGGGGCACCCCGGAGAAGCGAAGGAACGGCCACGGGAACGGCAGGCGAGGCCAGGGTCAAGGTCCGGGAGCTGCTGGCCGGAGCCACGAGCCGAGAAGAAATCGCAAAACTAGCGGCAGAACCGCTCGGAACCCCTGCCGAGGCCCTCATCGAGAAATACGCGCACCTGGACAACGGCAGATTTCGGATGGTCCTTGGAAATCGGCTGGTCAGTGTGTTTAAGTAAAATAGGCCGAGGGGCGTTGTTAGGCATCGGGAGCCTCGAAACACATTCGGGGCTCCGGGCCGTTGTTAGGATCGAGCCGACACATTATGCGACTTGTCACTTATACAGGTAAAATACGAAAACAACTGCATAAGTGACAACACCTGACAATGGAGCGAAGGGGCGTGTTAGGCATATTCGCGAAGGCCCGTCACGGACGGGGCCTCCGGGGCAGTGGCCGCTCGAGGCTTCGCTTTTTTTAAAGTCCCGGCGTTGTCTGTCTGTCATTTATGGATTGATAGATGAAATAAAAATGACAAAATGACAGACAGACAGCATCGGACGACTCTTTAAAAAAGGAGCAGGGCATTAAGGCTACGGAAGGCCCGACGAGGCCTCCTGCCTACTTTGTTCGTGGAGCGACGACATGACCTTAGCAAATGACAACAGTTCTGACTTGTCTGCTGGCCCTGGTCCCAGCGCCTTTATCAAACACTTTCTATGGAGGTCCCAGAGCCCGCGTCCCAGCTGGGGTTCGATCACGGACCCTGGCCCCGTGTAAAACAGATTATTGACAGTATGCCATCCGGCATGGTATAATGAAAGAAAGGCAGGGAGAGGCCCTGCTGCCCACCACCACAGGAGAAACACCATGATACAGATCAGTCAGCACCCGAAGATCGAGGGCACCGAAACTATGGTCCGCACCGTTCGTCAGAACATGTCTTTACTTCACTACACTTTTACCCCGCCGTCTGGCAAATCTTTTGTGGCTCTCAGGCACTCTTTGGAATCCTGCCGAGCCGATGTCATCAGTCAAATAAAGAGGACCAAATGAACCGTAAAAGTATTATGAGAGTTTTCAGGGCAGAAGTCGAATTGGCCGGAATTAAAGTAACCGGGCAATGGTCTGACAAACGAAAATCCGAGCCCCAGCAGATCAAATACCGGGTCCATACCGACACCCCTGCTGCCGTCGAGATCGGAGAAAAAGTCTGTGCCAGAACCGGGGCTGATTTTGAAATATCAGAAGTCATGAGCCCGTATAAGCCCCATGTCGTCTACATTCAATTTTACAGGTGATATCATGAAAAAGACTATCCACATTTCGACCCTGGTAGACCTCGCAAATGAGGTTCTGCTCAATTCCGGCGACGAAGCCACTAGAGAACGTGGAGCTATCTGCGGCTACATCGAAAACGTTCTGCACAAAACCGGCAATTACAAGGGATTTGGGTATCTCTCCGCAGTCGATATGGAGAAATCCCGGACCGGCAAATCGATCGGCATCAACGGCACCGACTATCCGGAATGTTTTAAGGGCACCGATAACACCCGCCGCCATTATTTTATCAGATAAGGGGAGATCCACCATGAACGCACAAGAAATTAGAGCACAATTTGAAGATCAAAGGAAGGACGCGGAAAAGTCGGCCACGGTTTTTTCGTACATCTCGCCTTTCCTGCCGCCGGACTTTGATAAGCTGGGCCACGTGTCGGGTCTGCTTTCAATCATATTCCTCAATACCAGTAAGGATCTGGCTTCTCTGCTGGCCACCATCGACGAATTGGAAGCCGTGGACCCGGTCCTGGATTGTTACTATTTAGCCACGAGCGGCGATCTGAGCGTGAGATTTAATACCCGGCTGACAGTACAGGAAAGCGGAGAGACTATCCGAATTGTGGCATTCTGCCGGGAAGTCGAAAAGGCCCTGGAATTTTTCTCCAACGGCAATTGTAAGTTGAAAGAAACCACCCAGATCACAACCCATCAATCCTTATCCTGTATGGTGAGCGAATGACCGAAAAACCGACAAAGATCCTGCGGGCTCCGTATTACAAAAAAGTTTTAGATTCCCTGGGGAGAAGCAGAAAGAAATTAGTGATTGACACAGATGCTGGTTCGTTTATGATTAAAGAATTGGCCGGCATAATCGGGATATCCCACGATACCCTGCGCACCAGATTATCAAAGGGCTGGGAGGACGAGTGTGTTTTAAAGCCCAACAGGATAAAAGCGTATGACAGGGAATCATGGCAAAAAGAGCGCGGGAATGCCGAATGGCAACAACTTAGCGACAAGCCGAGAGGCTAAAGGAGCTGTTATGGGAGCAGGGGTAGTTATAAACGAATGCGGCACCACCCGGGCAATATCTACCAGAGGGCATAAGTTCACCCTGGGGGAAGTGCGGGAGATCACGGAATCAAAGTATGTGGAGCGCGTGATCATTAATGAAGACTGCGAAATGTGGGTGGATGAGGATGGGAAAATGCGGGGCTTATCAGTTAACAAGGTGGCCACGGAAATCTTGAAAACTTACGTTGACAAAACGGACTTTGTGGTCGGCACAGTATTTCTCTGCTCTCGTGGCGCGGTCGATCTAGAGGGGTGTACATTATGAAATGGCAAGAATACGACAAATGGCTGGCCGAGCAAAAAGAATGGATCGACAAGGCCAGTTATTATGAGCTTCTGAAAAAATGGCGTTTTGCCCCATTGGGAGACAAGATTTTCCAGGGCGAACTTGGCCGTTATTATTCAAAGGTTATGTTTGATAAGCGGGACAAGTGTTCGGACCCTGCTATGGTATCTAAGCTGGTGGGCTGGGGGGACCAGAATGTGGTGGAAGACATCACAATGGAAGGGCCGACCACCCCCCTGCCGACCCCCACCCCGGAGTTACAAGAAACCCTGCAACACATCAAAGATTACTTCAAAAAGGAGAAGAAACCATGAGACAAGTAATATATTTTGAAAACAAATGGATAAACGAACGGAAAAGATACGAAAAGGTCGAGGCCGGAAAAGCGGTTTTTCATCAGTTTGGTGTCGGATATGAGGAATTTGAAAATGGCCCCGGTAATTTTTCTACTGCCATAATCGAGAAAGAAGATGGAAGTATTGAAAATGTTTACGTAGAAATGATTAAGTTTATTTCTTGAGGCGTTTTACACACGGACCTTGACACGAGCACGCCCCCGTGGTTAAATGAAAGGACCGATGGAGGCCCGATGGACAGTAACACCAAATTAGATATAGCTACAGCAATCTTTTTCGTGATGATCTTCAAGGCCATGTATCACGCGGCAAAGATTGTCATCTCAATGTTATTTTTGCTTGTCAAGAGGTAGGCCATATGAAAAGGGGGCGACGATGGTACCAGAGTCAACTGTTGAGAATCTAAAACAATTTGCCCTTGCATTGGAGCCGGGGGTGCGGATCAGTTTGTCCGGGACAAAGTTCACAGTTTTTTTGTCCGGTGGGTGTGAAACCGGTAAAATTAAAAAATTGGCTGGAAGACTGAGAAGTTTACACCGAAACACGCGCAAAATGAAAAGGTGAGTGATGTTACGAATGGAAGAAGGAAAGCCGGACCCGTGCCAGCGGAGGCGGGTCCTTATAGAGGGCGAGCATTTCTACATTGTGGTGGGCAAGAATTTTGTCACCGCCACCGTTCCAGATGAGAATAAGTACAGCTCAAAGAAGCTAAGAACTGTTGTTACGACGCTGTGCAAAGAGATCACCGCTGCCATGGGGGGAGAAACGCTATGAGCGATACGGTCAATTACTATTTCACCTTCGGTTTTAATCAGGGGTATGATAACGGGTACAAAAAGATCGCTGTCCCGGCTGGCCCCTATGCTTACCAGAACGCCAGGACGGAAATGGTCCGACAGTACGGGACCGAGTGGGGTTTCCAGTATACTGAGGAACAGTTCCTGCCGCAGTTGAAGAGATGGCCACTATGGGAGGTTAAATGAACCCAGAAGAAAGGGAAATACGGAAAATTCGTATGGCTAAAGCCGTTGAATTCTTAAAAGAATTTCTTCCAGAAGAAGAAAGGGAAGAGTATTACTTGGGCTATACCTATTCTGAAATATTGGGGGCCATCTCTTTGGCTGTCGCTGTCGAAAAAAATAGAATAAGGGAGAAATGATGCCCATTAAATATCCGGCAGTGGTGACCCCCGAATGTAAGTGGTGCGGCAGTGGTGACCCCCGAATGTAAGTGGTGCGGCAAGAAGTTTGAATATTATGCCAAGAATCGACGGTGGCGGAAAAGGTTCAAATATTGTTCGGACCAGTGCAAAGATAACTGCAAGAAAGCATGGAAAAGAGGCGGATCCCAGATTGATGGGCCGTTGATCGGCAAAATAAACATAGATTTGCCCACTGTACCGGTGGTTGTACCGGTGGTTGTACCAGCTAGTTATGAGCAATATCAGGAGGACAAACGACTTGAAAAAGAAAATAGAGACAAGGCCGCAGCGAAAATCAACGCCGAATATTGGATTGCCCTGCGGAGAAGTAAAGGTATTAGCATACAATGCCTTACCGATACGGATGGTTGAAATTGATGGAGATGTGTTTATTTCGGCCACGGATATTGCCAAGGCCATGGGGATGTACAACGGGAGAATCACCCGGTTGTACCTGCCGGAGGAACAGTCTCCAATGTTCAATATCGCGACTCCAGGTGGCATGCAGCCGGTGCGAATGGTAAACCTCCGGGGGATAGTGTGTATTTTGGCCAGGAGCAAGAAACCGGAGTCCGCGTCACTCATGGAATGGCTCTTTAATAAGTTTTATATTGCAGAAACCATAAACATTCCGGAGGAAGCATGGACATCACTGTCGATCGGGTGAAAAAACTGTTCAGAGTTGACAATCCTGGTCGTCATGCTCTGCTGGATGGTGCTTTTCCCAAATGGATGGAACGAGAACCAAACTGGGAAGATCACTTATCCGGCGACATGGCCCTGTGCATCACGCCCCTGGGTTACAACAATACTTGCTATTTCGGTGCCCTGGACATTGATGCTAAAGGCGACGCTCCGCCAGTCAACCACGAACGATTACAGTATTTCATTGAAGAGCACGACCTGCCCCTTAACCTATACTATTCAAAATCCGGCAAAGGAGCCCATGCTTACGTTTTTTCGCTTTTTCCCGTGGCAGCGGCTGACATGCGGGCCACGCTCCGCCTTTTTTCCGTTCTCATTTCTCATTTGATCGACCCGGCCAATGAAATTGAGATTTTCCCCAAGCAAGATGTATTGAACCCCGGAGAAGACGGCAATTGTATCAGGCCGCCATATTTTGGTAAACAGTGTCAGCCCCTGTTCGAGAATGAGCCGACAGTTCGCCAGTTAGTTTCCCTGCCGGGTTGCTTGTCCGCCCTGCCGGAAGAGGGGGACCGAAACAATTTTATGTATCACATGACCAATTTTTTGGTTTTATGTGAGATCGCCAATGTCAAGAAGTTGATGCATGTCTTAAATGTCAATCTTGATTCGCCCTTAACAGAAATCGAGGTAGACAGGACTGTGGCATCTGCCCAACGGCAAAGAGGCAGAAAAGGGGCGGGGTTTGGTCTGGGATGTTCCCATTGCCCAGAGAACCGAAAAGAGAAATGCCGGTTTTCAGCCCAATTGCGGGTGGCAGAAACATATGACGTTGTAAAGATCGAGATTGTACACTATATTGCAGAGGATCCGAAAATCCGAATGACGGTGGACAATAAATCTCTAGTATTTGACGTGGAGGACGTATTCAATAACCACAAGATCCGGCTAGATTTCATTATGAAGCACCGAATCACAGATGTGCCATTGATGAAAAAGAGTGAATGGACGCAGATGGTGCACCAGATGCTGGAGACAGCAGAGCATGTTGACATCGTGACCCACCGTGACAAGGGCCATTTCATTATACAACAGCTTAAGAAGTGGGCCAAGGATTTCAAGCCGGGGGTATCCTACCTTTATTCAGGCACTCCGGTATTTCTCTCTGACGATGAAGTAATGATGTTCTCCCATGACGTATATAATCGGCTGATTACGACCGGGGTGCAAGGCATCACCAGGGACGACATCAACATTACCTTGGAATCGATCGGCAAGTTATCAATCATCGACGGTTCCCCTGCTATCAAGATCCCGGTAAAAATGCTTGGGGTGACGACACCGGGGCTGGAGGTACCGATTATTAACGACATGAGGCCCGAGGATGTGGTAGTGTGCAATGACAGCGAAGGTAAGGTCGTGTTCAAGGATCAGAACGGGGCCAGGATCGAGTTAACCAATACCTTTATAAAAGAACACCCGGAGATCCAGAAAAAGATACTGGAGAAGACCAGGACCGGAATTAACGTTACATTCTAGGAGAAAATTATGGAATGTTCTTGTGGTGTAAATAACTGGCATGAAGACGAAGAACAAATTGGGTATAAAGAAAGAAAACTCAAAGCCGCAAAAGACCATATTTGCCCCGAATGTCACGGGACAATTAAGAGAGGAGATTATTTTATTTTCGCTTCCATTTTTTGGGATGCTAAAATAAGTAACAATAAAATGTGTATGAATTGTGCCGCCATAGCGGATGAATTTTTCCCGGACGGCTGGATATTTGGAAACATTGTAGACGATCTCTATAACTATTTAGAAGAACAATGGGTGAATGATCTTCCGAGTAGTTGTTTATCAAAGCTCCCTCCGGGGGCCAGGAATTATGTCTGCAACATGCTACAAGAGTTTCAGGAAAGTTGATATTTTAATATGAAGATAAGACCCACAAAAATAAACCGGGGGGATCTATGGAGCAGATCTGTAAAATTTGTGGTAGATTCGATTATGGCTGCGGGTGTGCGGAAATTGAAAATAGTTTGGCTGACCACCTGGGGTTAGATACTAAAGAGGATGAAAGATTACTTGAAGATGATATAACAAAACTTAAAGTAGGAAACACAATCCTTCTTGGGGCGTTAATGGACATGGCTTATCAGTATTTGTCCGTGGATGAAGACAGCGATATTTGTACCCATTCTTTTATGTCTGCCGGGGAAACCGCCCTGAAAGTGTTGTATGAGGCGAGAATGGCAGATACTGAGGACGGAATCAACTATACTCTTCGATGGGATTTGCTCAAAGAGCGCCAGGAAGAATGGGGGGTAAAAGGTTAGTTGGTATGAAGATAAGACCCACAAAAATAAACCGGGGGGACCTGATCCGGGTACGGGATATCCCCACCGGGACCGAGAAATGCGCCATGGTCACCTATGCCGGGAGATCGGTGTTGATGCCCGTGGACTATATCGAGGATGGCAGATATCGTCTGGAGTTCATACGCCAGCACGGCATTCCCCTGCCGCCAACGAAGGTACCGAGTAGTTTAACTGAATTTTTCTGTCCAAATTTAAACTTAATATTGGAGTAAACCATGACTATTGAAGAAATGAACAAAATAGGTATTGTTGAGGGCCTTGAAATAGCGGCACTTTATCATGATGCTATTGTTGAAAAAAATAAAGCAGGGGCTGTTTTTGATGAGAATGGGCCAACCAATGGTCCAGCCTTAGCGGTGGTGGCGCATCAGCGCCATGCACGCAATATTCGAGCGCTAAAAGATCGTGGCGACGATTCCGTGAAAGCGGCAATTGACTACGCAAACTCTTTGCCGCGGTAGGGGGGCGTTGATGGACATTGATTACGAGGGCGGAAAGTTTTTCATCCGGTGTATGTTTGCCCATAACCACCTACTGGAAGAACTGGACTGCCGTTGGAATAAAAAACGCAAATGTTGGCTGGTCTACGATTCCAAGATCAATCGAGAGATTATAAGGCGGTCTTTGCTGTCCAGGGCCACAATTTCTCCGTTGGCTTCCGCTAATCTCGTGGAAGAGGCCACCACCTGCGAGTCAGTCCCTCTTCTTTTCAAAACGGAGCCAAAGCCATTTCAGGCCACGGCCTCTGCCAAGATGCTTTCCCTGCCGCATTGCGCGTTATTTTCTCCGGTTGGCAGCGGCAAAACCAAGATTGCCATTGACGTAGCCCATTCTTTGTGGCATGCTGGCCAGATCGACCAGATCCTAATTGTGGGCATTGTGTCTATTATCGAAAACTGGAAACTGGAGATTGAGAAACACTGGTATGGTGACGTTCCTTGGAATAAGATTGCCATTACCGGGGTCGAGTCTTATAGCCAAGGTAGTCTATATTCAAAGATCCTGGCCTGGGTAACAAAACGTACGTTAATGATAGTAGACGAATCGAGCAAAATCAAAAATACTAAGGCCACCCGCACGGAAAAGATAACTAATCTCGGACAGGCCGTAGACCGGAAATATATCATGACCGGTTCCCCCCTGCTGAATAGTGAAATTGACCTTTATGCCCAGTACAATTTTCTCAATCCGGAGATTATTGGTATTTCAACCTATGTCGGTTTTAAAAAGCGATACTGTGTGATGGGTGGGTACAAGGATCATAAGATCATTGGCTACAGAAAACAGGACGAGCTCATTGCCAATCTTACCCCCTATTCTTTTGTAATTGACAAAAAGGAGGCTATGCCCCACCTGCCACCACAGACCTTTACAGTCAGAAAAACCGGGGTAACATCAGAGCAAAAGAGGTTGATTGATCGGATAAAAAACGAGATGATATCCGAGTCCAAGGTCCGGGGCGAAGTTACCATCAAAAATGTCCTGACTAAGATGTTGCGAATCTGTCAGATATCCGGGGGTTTTGACGAGGACGGGGAGCCCATAAAAGGTGGCAGCCCCAAATTGACCATGATTAAGGATATCCTGGAGGATAGCCCAGATGAGCAACTGGTTACTTTTGTGCGATTTATTCCAGAATTGAAGATGTTGCAAACGGAACTGGATGATGCCAGAGCAATCTATGGCGCAGTACCCCTGGTAGAACGGCAGCAGATCGTAAACAGTTTTCAACGGGGAGAGTTCAGGAATCTGATCTGTCAATACCAAGTGGGGGCCATGGGCTTGAATATGGATTCGGCTCGACTTTCTGCTTTTTATTCTTTTGATTTTTCTCTGGAAATGTGGATACAGTCCGTAGGTCGGATCGCCAGATTGACACAAACCAGACCCATGACTTATTTTCCGTTGATCTTGACCGGAACATTAGATAGCTTCATTTACCGAGCCCTGCAGGGAAAGGAAGAGATTGAGCAGATGATAAAACAGGCCCTGGCCACCGGCTCGTTGGGGTCCATATTGTACACATAAAAGGGGGTTAAAATGGAAAATCAAGAAGTTGGTGAAGGGGAATTATTGTTCCTAAAAGGGTTGGGCAGGAAGTGTCCGTTCTGTGGTGTCTGGTCCCGTCATGAAAAACCTGAAGGCAGTGGGAAGAAAGTCTGTTTTACTGTAGTCTGTCCGAGTTGCCATAGAAGTTTTGAAATAACCCAGGGGGTTAGACCAACTTATGGGAACTAAAAGACATTGGAATCTGTATTGTACACATGACCCTTGACAGGATACCCCCCGTCATGGTATAATGAAAGAAAGGGGAGAGAGGACAGCGGGTGCTCTCATCCCAGTATGACCAACCAAACAACCACCATATGGAGGTAGTACAATGGCAAAGCGCAAAGAAGATGTAGTTGTTGAACCCGAAGTGGCCGCAGTCCCGGAAGAAGGGGCACCGGTAGAAGTAGCAGCAGAAACAGCTCCCCCGGTCAAGAAGGAAAAGGCACCGACCAAGGCCGAGTTGTCCCAGAAAGAGGCCGACGCGGTTGATTTTACCCAGGACGTTTTTTATGGTCCCGGACCTTACCCCGAACTGTCTCGTGCAGCCGCAGTTCTGCTCGGTTTCTCCCGGTATTACACCGGCGAACCCTGCATCAAGGGCCACGACGCTCCTCGGAAGACCAAAACTTCCGCCTGCTTGACCTGTTCACACGAAAAACTTCGTGAGCGCCACAAGCGTCGCATCAAGGATGACGTCGAGTACAAGGCCAAGTTTGCTGCCAAGGCCAAGGATCGCCGCCTGCGGAAAAAGGCCAGTCGTCCGGTGACAGTGGCGGCAGAGCCTGCAATTACTGAGTGATCCCCCCAGATCAATCCGCGCCAGCCGGAGAAATAATAGCTGGCGACTAGAACCTAAGAATAAAAGATAACAAGGAGAATACCATGGACCCCGAAAAAAAGAGTCAGCTTATCGATGAATTCAAACTTCTCTCTATTCCTGACCTCGTAAAGAGGATGGCCGAAACCAAGGAAGCCCTGGAAGCGGCCAAGGAAATCGAATCTGAACACCAGGCAATTTTTGACATTCTCCGCCTGATGGTTCTTCCCGAAAAGATGGACGAAGAAGACGTATCCACCATGACCGTTGCCGGTGTTGGCAGAGTGTCTATTCAGTCCGATATCTATTTCAGCATTCCTGCCGCCCTCCGTGAGGAAGCATTTGATTGGCTTCGCGATCACGGCCACGGCGACATCATCCAGGAAACCGTCAACTCGTCAACCGGCAAGGCATGGGCAAAAGAGGCCATCAAAAAGGGCGAGGCTCTGCCGGAAGACCTTTTCAAAGTTACTCCATTCAGCAGGGTTCAATTGACCCGGATCAAGGGTTAAAATAAAACAAGTAAAAAGGATAACAATGCAATTAACAGAAACACAAGAATTAACAATGAAAATGGCGAGGGCAGGGTATGAAGGCTATGCCGCATACACGGGGAATAAGTCCGCTGTCACAGGCGATGATCTCCCGACATGGAATAATTTACCTGGACAAGTATGCAATGCTTGGTTTGCTGCCGCTACGAAAATGACGGAATTTTTGGCTTCTATTGGCGAAACTGAAATTGTTGACAAATAAAGGAGGGCAATGATCAGAAAACACCGACATAGGCGATAGCCACCAAAACCACACACTAATCATGTGTCGATTAGACCCCATAGAGCTTAGTCGTTGGACGGCGTAGGGGAAACAAGTTTTACTGGAGTTAACCACCACAGGACGCAGAACAAACAACCAACGAAACGAGGAAAACAAAATGGCAAAGAAAGACGAATCAAAGGAACTGGTATCAACGGTCGGCGTAGGCGTTGTCGAGGAAATGCCCGATTGGATGAAAGATATGGGCGAAGATAGCCGGGGCAATGAGGGTATTACCAAGGAAGATCTTGTAATCCCCCGCTTGTCTATCATCCAGGCCATCAGTCCGGAGCTCGACGAAAAGGACCCCGCCTACATTGAGGGGGCCAAAAACGGCATGATGTTTAATACCCTGACCAAGAAGCTCTATGCCGAGGTCCTGATAATTCCGATTGTTTACGAGAAAAAGTACCTGTTGTGGCGTGATCGCAAGAAGGGTGGCGGGTTCGGTGGTCAGTATGATACCGAGAAGGAAGCCAACGCCGCCATCATGGATACGGAAGAGCCGGACGAATGGGAAGCCACCGATACCCCGACTCATCTTTGTTTGGTCGTGTCTGATGGCAAGCCGTTTGAAATTGCCATCCCGATGCCCAAGTCCAAGGCCAAGGTCAGCCGCCAATTTAACTCCACCATTCGCCTGCTCGGTGGACCCAGGTTCAGCAGGGTGTATAAAATTTCCGTGGTCGACGACAAGAACAATGCCGGGGAGAAATTTAAGAATTTCCGGGTCGATTCCGCCGGTTTCCCCAACCAGGAATTGTTCAAACTGGCCGAGAAACTTTACGAGGATCTCTCCACTGGTGCTGTCAGCTACAAAGTTGATGACGATTACGAAGCCGAGTCCGATCGTCCGGCACAAACTGATAAATTCTGACCACCACACGGGGCATAAACCCTTTTCATTAATTTCAACAGAAGGAGATGTAAAATGACCGAATTACGAATGGGGAAAACGGGTTCCCGTGCTATCAATGAATTGGTGGCCGGAGCGGGGGCAGCGGCAGTGGCCAGCGCCATTGCTGATTTAACCCCGGCAACAGGAACCCCGGTAAACGCGGTTGCTGCTCAGGGTACCCTTACCATTGCGGAGCCGGTAACAGCAGAGAATACCATGACCATCGGGGCTGTGGTATATACGTTCAAGGCCAACGGCACGGCCGCCGCTGCCGGTGAAATTGACATGGGCGCGGCTGAGGCCGATACCAAACTCAATATCGTCAAGGCCATCAAGGGTACAGATACCCTCAACGATGCCCACCCAACGGTTGATTGCGCTGCCGCTTTTGTGGGCGATAATCTGGTCCTTACGGCCAAAACCAAGGGCGCGGCTGGTAATGCTATTGTTACTACCCAGACCTTGACCCACGAAAGTAACATTTTTGACGCGGACACGTTGGGCACCACCACAGCCGGGGTAAATGGTACGGTTGGGTCTGCCAAGGATCAAAAGATAGACAACAGCTATTTGTACGTGGCGATCGCTGACAATACTGTCAGTGACACCAATTGGCGCAGGATTTCTTTGGGCAACGCATACTAAGATTCCTGTTTAAGTGAACGTTAAAATTATCATAGGTTGTCCGGGGGCCGGGAAAAGTACGTACCTTGCGAAAGTTGCGAACACTCTCCCCCCGGACAACACTTTAATCCTATCTTATTCTCGATCGGCATCGATGAATATAGCCATGAAGGCAGGAAGAGGGTATAAAGCCTCAACTATACATTCTCTCTGTTTCCATGACATGGGGATCATCCCACAGCAGATATTGCAAGGGCGGCAAATAGCTGACTTTTGTAAGATGATCGGGGTCGAGCCGCCCAATTCCGGATTTGAAAAATATGAACCATCAATGCACCAGTTTGAGGTTTATAGTTGGGCCAGGACCACCGGCACAGACCCCCTGGAGGCGTTCTTCCGGTTCTCCGGCATGGTGGAATTCACTTTTAACGAGTACGTTTTTTTCGTAAAGTCCCTGCTGCAGTACAAGTCCACTTTCGGGGTGTACGAATTTCACGACCTCCTGGACAATTTTGACCCGATCGAGGCACCGGAAAATTTGCTGGTGGACGAGGCCCAAGATAATAGTTATTCTCTTACCATGGCCCTGGAAAAGTTGGCCATGGCGGGGGTAAAGAACATGTGGATAGTGGGGGACCCAAATCAGGCCATTTACACTTACTCCGGGGCAGACCCAAAATTCATGTACCACTTTGATGGCAAGGAAAAATTCTTGGAGCAGTCTTACCGCTGCCCTAAGGTTATAGTGAACAAGGCCAAGGATATCTTTCCCGACGCACATTTTAACCCATTAACAGAAATTGGGGAGATCTACCGGGAAATTGATATACCTCTGACGGCAGACATGGTTCTGGTCCGGACCAATTACATTGGTTATAAGCTGATCAAACGGACCGGGATCGACAAAAAGAAAGTTTTAACTATCCACAAGGCAAAGGGGCTCCAGGGCGATCACGTGGTTATTTACAACGCAACCACCAGAAGGGTGCGCACATCCACAGAAATTGACCCAGTGGCCGAGAAGCGGTTAATGTATACAGCAATAACCAGGACGAGAAAGAAGTTAACTATCGTGGACGGAGGTAATCCGAATGAGTGGGTGTGAACTATTTTTAGATACAGAAGGTACTGGCCTCAACATGATTGGCAGCGATCGTGTCACCGGCATCAGCTATGCCTTTGGTGACGGCCCGATCAAGTATAAAGACATAAAGACTGATTCGATTGACGAATTTAAAGATCTGGTAAATAAGGCCGAAGTCCTGGTGGCTCACGGCACCAAATTTGACGCTCACGCACTACGTACCGTAGGAATAGATATATCCGATAAGAACCTGGACTGCACCATCGTCAGGGAGCAATTAATTGATGAGCACAAACTGAACTATGACCTCGATTCCTTGACCGGCATGAAGGTGGACATTATCGGGGAACTGGCCAAGATGTTCGGTGGACAGGCCACCAAGAACGTTCAGATGCCCAACTTGCATAAGGCACCCAGGGAATTTGTCGAGAAGTACGCTATTGGTGACATCGAGGCGATGCGTACGTTGTATCGTCGTCAGGAAGGGAATCTGCCGCCAGTGCACGAGCTCGAAAAGAAGGTCCTTAATGTTCTGATTAAGATGGAGCAGAAAGGTATTCGGGTCGACACTGATCGTCTATCCAAGGCCAAGAGGGATGTACAGCTTTTGATCGATCGAACACAACGGGATCTTGACAAGCTGGCCGGAATGGAGGTCAATGTTAATTCTTCCCCTCAGATGGCCTCCCTGCTGATAGCCACAGAACTTAAGGACGGCAGAACTGTTCCTAAACGGACCGGGGCACAAAAGATTAAGCTGAATAAAAAGGGCGAAGAGATTGACATCGGTAGTAAGTATGTGTTGATCGATGGCACCCTGGCCGATTGCTCCGACAAAACTGGTGCCGTTTCCCTGGGCGCGGAAATCCTGGAGGAAATGACTCATCCCCTGGCTGAAATGATCCTAAAAGTACGGAAGTACCGGAAGATCCATGACACGTTTATCGTATCACAGCTGATGGGCCACCAGTTGGGTGGCAGGGTCTACCCTTGGTTCAATCAAACACGGGTCGTGACCGGCAGGCTGTCCTGCAGTAATCCGAACCTTCAAGCTGTTCCAAAAAGAGATCCTGAGATGAAGGCCATTCTTCGTCCGCTTTTTTTGCCGGACGATGGCATGCAGCTTTTAAAATGCGATTATGACCAATCAGACGTGCGGGGGTTTGCCCATTATATAGCCTCCGTTACCAATGATAAGAATCATCCCGTACTAAAAGCGTACGAGAATGATCCGGACACTGATTTTCATACCTTCGTAGCAGAAATGCTGAAATTGCGCCGGAATCCTGGTCCGGGTGGCGGGGCCAATGCCAAGCAGATCAACCTTGCCATGATCTTTAATATGGGCATGGGGAAACTGGCCAAGCAAATGCAGTTGCCGTACGTGGAAGAATTGGGCCGAAACGGTAAAGTTTACCTTAAGCCCGGATCGGAGGCTATTGAAGTTTTCAACCATTACCATAGCATGATCCCTGGAGCGGAAGATATGTCCAAGATGGCCTCGTCCGTTGCCGCCAGCCGGGGTTACGTTACCTCGATATGTGGCAGACATTTGCGATTTCCGGATAAGAGATTCACTTACAAGGCCAGCGGCTACCTTTACCAGAGCTTTACTGCCGATCTGATTAAAAAGGCCATGGTAGATGTTTACCTGGAGTTGGGACAAATACCACATTTATCTGTCCACGATGAACTTATTTTTAGTATTGACAACGCAGAGATCGCTTTTGAGATTCAACGAGTGATGCAGGACACGTTCAAGGGGCTGACCGACATACCCATCAGGACAAAACCTGAGGTTGGCCGTTCATGGGGAGAAGTACAACTTTTGGGGGAACTATGACATGTAATGAGTGCGGCGGAATGATGGTAGGTGACGGGGTAACAGAACCTGTCAGGTGCGAAAACGCGGAAGGGTGGGAAGATCACGATCCCGACTGCAATCCAATTGACTGTGAGGGCGAAAATGCTGAATGAGGTAAGGTTAATAGGTAATTTGGGGCAAGACCCAAGGATAAATACCAATTCAAAGGGAACGATGGCCATGTTTTCAGTTGCCACCACCGAAAAGTGGAAGGACAAGC